CATTTTGGTCTGTATAGGACGAATGATTGCTATGTCCTCGGATGGAACTAATGCCCACTGGAAAATGGTTCTCATTTGTCTTGGTTTGTTTTCAACACGGAACGGGTTCATTTGCAAATCATCTGTCTGCCACTCGGCAAGAGCATCCAACATTTCTACTGGAGAGTTGGCCTTGACCATAACCTTTTCAGCCAAACGCTTTCTCATCTCGCTGGACTTTCTCCATACGTCCTGCTTCTCATCAATACCATACTGGAATCCGGCCCAAGGTAGACGGACACCATGATTGGTTCTAACAACGATTTCTGTGGTAGGTATAACACGAACAACGGACTTATATTCACCAGTGCCATCATTCTCTCTGGCAGCCTCAATCAATACTAATTTTTTGGGAGTTGCTACAAAGATAAAACCAGTCATTTTCTGGTCGATTAGGTATTTGACGGCATCCATTTGTTCCATATGGAGTGCTTTGTAGATATCATCACCGTCTTTTTTATTTGTTTCTTGAGTAAGGACCGGAGTAAGACTAGTTGTCATTATGACCAGACCATCATGGTTCATACCTTCTTGGTATGAGATGTCATGGTCAAACATAACTAGGATTTCTCCGACCTTAGTTTTCTGCTCGTCACGGAATGATACGTGGGAGANATAATCTTGATCTCTATTCTTGGCTAAAACCCAACCTGTATCTTTGAAGTATTTTGCTGCTATGATACACATTTTAACCCTAGAGATGTTTTAATATCTCTTATTTAGTAGTCTGCGGATGCGTAACAGTATATCCTGGATAATAGGAGTTTTCTTTATGCTGGGCAATTGCCACTTGCGCACCACGAAGTCCACCTTTTAGTTCTGTACCACCGAAGACGGAGGCAGCAGAAGCATATCCATAGTTCTCAAATGTTTCTGGTTTATATTCACCAGCATCGGCAGCGGCGGCCTGGTTGGCGAAATAGAATAGTGCGATGAGAGAAATAACCTTATTCATTTCTTTTCCTTTCTGAGTTTCCTAAAGTTAGCGAAACAATGCTGCAATGCAACATACACTAGTATATAGGCACCAGGAAGGTTTGTCAAGTGTTAATTTAATCTCTCTACCGTTACCGTCGATGTCGATCCCATACCAATAGCCCTAGCAGCACCATAGGACAAATCAAGATGCCGACCACGAACGAAAGGACCTCTATCATTGATAGTGACATTTACGCAACCTCTATGACAGACACGGAGAACCGTGCCAAATGGAAGTGTTTTATGGGCTGCTGTGTGTCCGTGAGGATTGAACACTGCACCGGAAGCCGTATGGCGGGCCAATCTTTCACCATGCCCGTAGTAAGAAGCAACCATTTTGCTCCCAGAGGAAATGCGGCCACTATCATCATGACCAATATTAGTATGATAACGACTTTTAGTTGGTGTAACATTTTCTCCTCCAAATATATCATCAATAAAATTGGCATTTGCCGTTGATGTAATTGATAATAAAACGGCCGTAGCCAATAGTAATCTTTTCATATTATTTTCCTTTATATATAATGATACCATCCGGTTATAATATATTTCGTTTGTGTTGGACTAGGATTACCTCTGTGTGTATGTGTCCAATCCGCCGGCCATATCAAAGTTAATCCTTTTTGAGGTTTAACTTTTAAGTTTTGATAAAAGAATTCTGTTTCTCCTTCATCAGTAACATCATTCAAATAAGTTAAGTATACCAAATGTCTGTTGTTTACAGGATACTTACAACTACCTCTTTCACAATGCCATGCAAAATAACCGTCTTGTGGATAATATTTTTGAATTTTTACATTTTCTTTAACACTCCATTGTGAACTATTCAGGCAAAATTCATATTTTTTTATATATTCATTACAAACTTTTTGTAAATGAATATGTGAATATTCTAGCATTATAGGTTCATCATAATCAAAATATATTTCTTTACATTTTTTTATAGAATGATCAATACNTTTAAAACTAGTACCTTCAAGTTCTCTTTCTTTTTCTTGTTCATAATAATCTATTAATTTATCACAAATTGATAGATCATTTAAAAACCAAGAACCAATAAAATTGTTCATCACATACCAAACTGTGCTTTTACTGCTGCTACCGCGGCATCAAATGCCTCTCCTAATACTTCATCCGTTAAATGACTATCATTGACACCATCTTTAGAAAGAATTTCTTTTATTGCTTTGATAGCATTTGCTTTTGTTTCTTCAGAAATCTCAAACATTATTATTCTCCTAACATGTTAATATCACTAGCAACAAAACCAATGATTATAGTAATTAAAAAGAATACTACCATACGGAAGTATGCCTGACGTTTTAGTTGTTCTGGTGTTAAATCGCTCATTTATTCTCCATTTATAATTGCTGTAGATGTATCTCTATCTATAATCATTTTACCATGACATGCGATGTTCCAATCCTCTCCATCTCTTTCACTAAAAGATGGAACATTTATCTTAACATGTTTAAAAAGATATTCTTTATCACCTTCAAAAACACGCCATACATGTTCTAAAGTTCCTCTACCTGACATACCTCTTGATTTATTAAATCTTATGCTATATTTCATATCACTTCTGCCGGCGCAGGTGGAGGATAATAATTTCTAATACCTAAATTAAAATGTATAAATGTGAAAGGTTCATTTGAACCATTTCTCGTTATAGAATGTGGAAGCCATGAATTGGTGAAAAATAACATTCCTGGTTTTGGTTTAAGATATATATTATCATTTGAATTGATTCCTATATTCATTTGAACTTTTCCGGATCTAGGGTCTTGTATCATTATTTCTCCACATTTTTCAGGTGCCTCCATTATATAGAAACCTGTTATATGAGAACCATTGGAATGTATATGACTTTCCATAGAACCATACTTCAAATAATAATGCATCCACATTTCAGTGAAATATGTTTCTTTAAGTTCGACATCAAACCCCTGTGATGATAATATATTCCAAGATGTTTGTGAAACATAAGTTGTAAAATTTTGTATTCTGTTATCACCATAAAAATTATAAGTTTGATACATAGGATACAATTCATTTATTACATTTTGTTTTTTAAAATCTTCTAAATATTCATAGGCAACATTCTTGACCAAATTTAAAAATTCTGGTTTGTCTAATATATAAACACTTGACGGAAAATAGTCATATTTTTCCCATATATCACTCATTACGAAAACTCTGCCGAGAAAGCATCATTAATGTCCGTAGGAACTTTCACCATCATAAAATATGGAGTATGGCCAGCAAAGGCACCACCACGTTCCAAGAATAGGCACATAGCCTCAGCGTCTTCCTCGAAGAAATATTCGGCAACAACCTGGTCTGTATTCAATTCGTGGACATACCAAATTAGGTTGTCATCACCATCAAAATCTGGATAGTATCTGTATAGATGCTTCATACTTTCAATCCTTTGAACTTGTTCTTTCCATCAAACTGTCTCGGAATAGGTTTCACTTCTTCCTGTCCTGAGTCAACCAAATCTTGTGCTGATTGCTCTACATCATACAACTTCATCTTGCTTTTATCAATACCAATAACAAATCTTTTATTCTGTGAAGGATCATTATAACGGTTCTTTAACTGTTTTACCTGTACCTGTTTCAACTGTTCCATGGTTTCATTTGTAATGAGTGCCAAGAACAAGTCAGCTGTGGCAGGCAAACCAAAGGACTCTGAGGTATCGGTCATATCCGGATCAGAACTATTATAACCACCTCTGGTCAACTGTGTAGCAGACCAAACAGGAACATTGAACTCAACTGCCAGTCCTCTTAGTTCCTCAGCAATGGCCTTGATATATGTATAACTATTTGCCACACCTGGTTTGATACGAGATGATGCACAAATGTTTAAATAGTCAATCATAATAGCATCTGGTACAAAGTTTTTCTTGAGGTTCAACTCATTCAACAAGGACCTGAAATGTGTAGCAGAGGCCGAGGAAGTTGGATACTCTTTGACGATCAGCTTGCCGTTTGTCTTTGCTTTTAGATTATCAATCTTCTTTTTATATAAGTCTTTTGGTAAATTCATCAAGTCATCAAATGTAATGTTCATAAGATTAGCATCAATACGTTTTGATACTTCCTCTTCCGCTAGTTCAAGTGTAATATAAAGAACATTCTTTCCTTGAGTGAGATAACTAGCGGCAAAATGACACATACAAAGAGACTTACCAACACCAACACCTGCCATAACCACGTTGAGAGTTTTCTTAGGAACTCCGTTCTTGGTGATTCGATTAAAAAAATCAAGATCAAATGAAAGTTTTTCTTGAACACGGTGATAGTATTCGTAACGGTCTTCAAACTGTTCGAGATAATCGTGGCCAACGTTTGGATCAAAACTAATAGACAATGCATCAGATAATAGACCTGGGATAGCACCCTTCTCTAGTTTATGTTTGCCGTTCATTATTTCTAGTGATGATGTTATGGCATTGTATATAGCCTTTTCTTGGCAAAACTTTTCTGTGGAGTCTAAAAGCCAGTTCGGGTTTGTCAAAACTGTGTCAGCATCAAGTTCTTTTAGTGTCTCTTTGATATTCTTAACAGTATCATCGGTTGTACCACGCAAGTTATCAACCTCGATGTCCAAGGCATCGAAGGTTGGTTGCTGATTATACTTCAACACGAAACCGGCCACTTCTTTGAAAAGTAGCCGGTCTTCTTGGTTAGAAAAGTATTCTTCTTTTAGGAATGGTAGAACCTTGCGGGTGTAGGATTCATTTTTTATTAGGTTCTTTAGTATCGTTAGTTCTAGTCTCACTAGCACCTTCCACTTCTGACGCATCTAGCAATAAGGAGTTTAAAATAAGTCCTAATGCTGTGTTAAACTTTTCATTCTTTCTTAGTGTCATCATAGACAAGTCATTGGTCTTGAGGATTTCATAATCGTAACCAATACGAGGAACATTATCCTCGTCCATTCTAAACTTGACATAGGTATAACGATAGCACACTCCTGCGAAAGGGTCAACCATTAACTCAATAGGAACTGTTGAACCATCCTCTTTTGGGTTAAATAAGTCATCACGGAAAGAAAAGTCTTTTCCTAACTCCATGTCAAAATCCTCCATTTACTAAATATGGTTGTAGGCCACGGATTGGCGTCCTGCCTACTCTAACGCTTTTACGGAGCATCAGCATGTCTATTTATTCTCGTCAAAATCCACCTCCAGGTTTCTACATTTACGCATACATTTCCAAAAATGGCAATGTTTATTACATAGGCAAAGGTTATGAAGGTCGTGCTTGGATTTCTCATAAAACTCACGGCATACATAGACCTAAAAATGATAATCTTATCATCATTATGGAATCCAATCTCAGTGAAATAGGTTCTCTTTCTTTAGAAAGATTTTACATTCGTTGGTATGGAAGAAGAGATAATGGAACAGGAATCCTTCTCAATAAAACTGATGGTGGTGAAGGAGCTACTGGTTATAAGCATAATGAAGATACCAAAA